AGGACCACTATCTTATAAGCCAGCAACTACTTTATCTGCTGGTTTATATAGAACAACTTTTTCTGGTTATTTTAATGATGTTCCTTCTTGGTTTGCTACAGCAACTTCAACTGCAACATTGGTTCAAACAACAATAATTGAGGAATCAAGTGCAGATAATGGTGAAAACTTTAGTATGCAATGGTTAGGGTATTTTGTTCCTACGACTACTGAAACATATACATTTTTTTTAAGTTCTGATGATGCATCTTTTATGTGGATTGGAGCTAATGCGGTTTCTGGTTTTACAACAGCAAATGCAACAGTTAATAATGCTGGACTTCATGGTAACGTTGAAAAATCTGGTACAGCTTCACTTGCTGCTAATGTTGCTTATCCAATAAGAATTCAATTTGGTGAACTTAGCGGTGGCGATGTACTCTCTTTTAACCATTCTACTGCCACAATCACTAAGACCACTAATGTTACTGGTAAAGTTTTTTATAATTTAGTAACTAAAGGGTTTTAATTATGCCCAAATTTTTATTTTATATAACAACATTTGGTTATTTATAAAAATAGTTACTATTTATCTTTGACTACTATTAATTTATTATTGGAGAACGATTTAATGTCTTCTTTGTTAGAACAAGCAATTATTGACGCAACAGCACTTAAAGAAGCAGCTCTTAAGAATGCAGAAGCACAAGTTTTAGAAAAATATTCAACAGATGTAAAAGAGGCTTTGAAAAGTCTTTTAGAGCAAGAAGAAGGATTGGGATTTGGATTTACTGAACCTTCGGCAACAGAAGCAACTGGAACTGCAACACCCACTGGTGCTGATATGGGTGGAGTTAAACCAACTGGTGGGTCAAATTTAAAAGATCAAGCACCATTAGGATTTAGAGATGGTCAAAAATTATGTGCTTGTCCAGAAGATAAAGAACAAGTAACAATTGATTTAAATCTCTCTGACATTGAAGATATGGCAAACGAGGCTGGTGTAGAGATTGGCAACGTACAACCTGCATCATTAGGCCCAACTCCAGGCCCAGAACCAGTATCACTTCAAGAAGAATATGAAGTAAATAAAGATGAGCTTTTAGATCTTTATGAGAAACTTACAGTTGATGTAAGAAACGTTCCATATGGAAATATTGAATATCCAGCAAATACACTTGAAGTTGAATACGCAAAAGATATTTCACTTGCAAAGAAAGCACAACTTGCAGCAGAAGAAGAAGCAGCAGAAGTTAGTGAAGAAAACAAAAAACTTACAAAAGAGAATAAATTATTATCAAGAAAACTTGATTCACTTCAAGATAAACTTGGTAAAATTTCTGAAATTGCAGAAGCACTCGCAAACAGAGTTGAAGAGTACGAATCAGCAGTTTCAACACTTAAAGAGAGGCTTGATACACTAACAACATCAAATGCCAAACTTTTATACAAAAACAAAGTATTGAATAGTAACTCCTTGAATGAGCGACAAAAATCTAAGATTGTCGAAGCACTATCCAATGCCGAATCAGCCGATGAAGCAAAAACAATTTATCAAACACTTCAAAGCACAGTGTCGGGCGACAATAAAGTTGCTGCTCCAAAATCACTTAGCGAAGCAATAAATAGAACTTCATCAATTATCATGCAAACCAAGCAAAACGATGCACCACCTCCAGTAATTGAGAGAATGCAAAGATTAGCTGGTATTAAAAATAAATAACATTTAAGGAGTTATTACTATGTCTATTATTGAAAAATTGACAGAGGGTATGGTACAAAGAGATCTTCAAGCAGAAGGCTCAGCCCTCTTAGGAAAATGGGAAAGAACAGGTCTTCTTGAAGGAATTTCTTCAGAAAGAAATAAACACACAATGGCTAGACTTCTCGAAAATCAAGCTAAAGAGCTTCTTCGCGAGTCTAACTCAATGGCTGGCGGCGACGTAGAAGGTTTCGCAGCAGTTGCATTCCCAATCGTTCGCAGAGTATTCGCTGGTCTTATCGCCAACGATCTCGTATCAGTACAACCAATGAGCCTCCCATCTGGCCTCATCTTCTTCCTTGACTTCAAAGTTTCTGACACAAATGGTGCTCCAAGACTTGGTTACGGAACAAATGACTCACTCTACGGTGGTGGCGTTCTCGGTCAACAAATCACTGGCGGTGTTTCACTCACTGGTGTAAATGCTGAGAAAGGCTTCTACAATTTGAACAATGGTTACTCATCACCAACAGGTTCCTTTGTTATAAGTTCAGTATCAAGCGTACATGGTCCAGCTATATTTGGTGCAACAGAAGCTGGTGATAAACTTGTAAGATTTGACCCAGACTTTGTTTCTGGTACAACTTACTTTCAAGTTCTTGATTTAACTATGGCCGATCTTACTCTCTTTAACAAGCAAGATTTGGTAGCTGCTGTTCTTTCTGGAACCACCGCTCAACTATCAAGCTCAATACAAGTTCGTCGCTTAACAACACGCCCAAGTGATAGCGTACTTCGTGTTGTAGTATCAAAAGAGACTTCATTCAGCTCAGTAGCTGCTGCAACTTTGACTTTAACTGCACCAGTAATTGATCCATTCGGTACAACAGTAGCCGCTGGCGCAACCAATGCTCTTGGTGCAATTGCTGGTGAAGGTACATGGGGTCTTGAAGGCAACGCAAACATTCCAGAAATTGACATTCGTGTTGATTCAATCAGCATCACCGCTGTAACCAAGAAACTCAAAGCAAAATGGACACCAGAACTTGGTCAAGACCTTAATGCTTACCACAATCTTGATGCAGAAGTTGAGCTTACCTCAATTCTTTCAGAACAAATCGGTCTTGAAATAGACCGTGAAATTCTTGAAGACCTCATCAAAGGTGCAACCGCTGGTACATTCTACTGGTCAAGATCTCCAGGTCTTTTCGTCAATAGAACAACTGGTGCCGAAATTGGTGCATCAGCTAAAGCACCAGACTTCACAGGTACTGTCTCACACTGGTATGAAACACTTATTGAAACAATCAATGATGTATCAGCCCAAATCCACAGAAAGACTCTTCGTGGTGGTGCAAACTTCCTCGTATGCGGTCCAGAAACTGCAAACATTCTTGAGTTCACATCTGGCTTCAGAGCTAAAGTAACTCACGAAGACGAGAAAGGCGAGGTTGGCGCAGTTAATGTTGGTTCAATCTCCAAGAAGTTTGACGTTTACGTTGATCCATACTTCCTTCGTAACGTAATCCTCGTTGGTCGCAAAGGTTCCAGCTTCCTTGAATCTGGTTATGTCTATGCTCCATACGTACCACTACAAGTCACTCCTACCATCTTTGGTACTGAGGACTTCGTTCCACGTAAAGGCGTCATGACCCGTTACGCCAAGAAAATGGTTAAACCAGACCTTTACGGCTTGGTAATCATTCGTGGCCTCCTTGGTGAGAGCGGAGCTTGATAAAGCAGCCTAATTAGGCAAAAAAACCCCCCATTCCAAAAGGTTTGGGGGGTTTTCTTATTTATTCAAACTATTTATTTTGTTGGTTAAAAGCCAATAGGAGGGTTTTTAAAATGGGTTCTAAATTTAGCGTAGCAAGAATGAGAAAAGAACTTGCTGCTCAAACAATGACAAGTGTAGCAACATCTGGTGATTCTACTGTCGGTTCTGGCTTAGTTCTTAGTGATACTGGTACTGTAGCTGCTACTGGTTCAACAATTGCTGATGCTGCTGCTGTTGCGACACATGTTACAATCGTAACTGCTGCTGACGCAACAAAGGGTGTTAAGCTTCCAACAGGTGCAACAACTGGTGAGGTTTATGTTATAAGCAATAGTGCTGCTGCTATACTTAAAGTATATGCAACATCGGAAACTCTAAACGGTGTTGCGGGTGCTACTGGTTTCTCAATTGCTGCAAGCAAGGGTGCTATCTGTGTAAAATCTGGTGCTGCAACATGGGCAGTAATATTCGCCTAATATTTGCTTAGGCAATAACAAAAGAAGCCCTCCTTAATGGAGGGTTTTCTTTTATTTATAACTATTTAAAGTATTGAGGAGTATTTATTGAATGGCAGTTCCTATTTTAACTCCAGCCTCCACTTTAAGTGCAATTGTCCTTCCGTCAAGTGGTAATCCAGCAGATGTTTCAATTGCATTACCATTAGGGATTTATTCATCTAATACAGATTTTCTTTCTGGTGCAGCAGACCAAGTTGCGTTTGTTTATAAAAGGCTTGGTGGCGATGTATTAGATATTGAATTAACAACAGGAAATGTTTATGCAGCTTATGAAGAAGCAGTACTAGAATACTCTTATATTGTTAATCTTCATCAATCTATCAACGCCTTACCAACTATGCTTGGAGCTACAACTGGTTCTTTTAATCAAGATGGTGAATTTAAATCTGGTTCTGCTCTGGTTGGTCAAAATCCAGAATTAGCTTATCCAAAATATAATCTTCATTACGTTTCAAGATATGGTGATGCATTTTCTACAGAGGCTGGTATTGGTGGAATAGAACCAATCTATTCAGCTTCAGTACCTATTGTGCCGTTTGTACAAGATTATGATTTGCAAGCAATAATTGAATCTTCTTCTTTAAGTAATTACGATCCTATTACTGGCGGTCCAGTTCCATACTCTGGTTCTGTTGGAAATAAAAGAGTTATTATTAGAAGAGTATTTTATAAAACTCCAAACTCAATGTGGAGATTCTTTGGATACTATGGTGGGTTAAATGCTATTGGCAATCTTTCATCTTATGGTCAATATGCAGACGATAGCACATTTGAAGTAATCCCAACATGGCACAATAAACTTCAAGCTATGGCATATGAAACAGCTATTTATACAAGAAACTCTCACTTTTCTTATGAGATTAAAAACAATAAAATAAGATTTTTTCCACAACCAACAGATATAGGTATTACAAATTATTGGGTTGAATTTTCAATTACAAACCAATCTAATCCTTGGGAAACAACATCTGGCTCTGCTGATGATACCGTTGGAGGCGTAAATAATATGAATACACTTCCCTTTGCAAATATACCCTATAATAGTATAAACTCAATTGGTAAACAATGGATACGTAGATATGCTCTAGCCATTTGTAAAGAAGTGCTTGGACAAATAAGATCTAAATTTAATAATATTCCAATTCCTGGTGAAAGCGTAACATTAAATGGTACAGCATTAATGTCTGAAGCAAAAGAAGAAAAGAAAGAATTAAAGGAAGAATTAAATAAAATTCTTGATCAAATCACATATCACAAACTTGCTGAAGCTGAGGGTAAACTTTCTGACGATATGCAGAAAATTAATCAAAAGATTCCTATTCTTATTTATACAGGATAAACCATAGTGGACAATAATTCTCAACCATTAAATTTAATTCAAATACCAATAAACAAATCAAGTTTTGAAACCATTGATGTTTCTGTTTATAATTGGATAATAAACAATATACAAGTTAATGTAACAACTTTTGAAGGATATTCAAGAGTACCTTTGATATGGGCTTCAGCAGAAAGAGCATTTCAAATAAAAGATAATGTTGATTTAAGAGATAGTGGTGGTAAAATTAAATTACCATTAATGTCATTAGAAAGAACTTCAATTTCTAAAGATCCAAATTTTAGGGGTAAGTTTTTCTCAACTATACCAATAACCAACTCAGATTATAAAGGTGGTAATTCTTATTTCTATTCTAGTATTATTAATCAATTAAAAACTTCTAATTTTGCAAATGCAGACGCAAAAAGAAAAGAATCTTCCTTATCTAGCCAAGGAAATGGAACAGGCCAAGAAAACAGAAAATATAAAAATAAAAAAATTGTTTATGAAATATTGTCTGGTCCTTCTCCTGTTTATGTGAAATGTACATACACATTAACATTAAAGACAGAATATCAACAACATATGAATGATATGCTTATTCCTTTTTTAACTAAAAACGGTCAATCAAGAATATATCCTATTTTTAATGAAGGGCACAGATACGAATTATTTTTTAAAGGTGACTCAATTAGTTTTAGTAATAATTCTCAAAATTTACAAGAAAATGAAAGAATATTTATTAGTAAAATTACTTTTGATGTTTTAGGTTATTTAATTGGAAACGAAGAAACAACTGATGGTTGCATGTTGACAATAAGAGAAAATTACGTTGATTTTAGATTAACTAGAGAAAGAGTTGTAAAAGTTAATTCTAATGAAGTTATTTAATACTTTTCGATAAAACTTTAACTATTTACTTCAGTATAAATTAGTTATTAATAGGAGTACCACTTAATGTCTGCTAGAAGTTTTAGATTTGTTTCTCCAGGTATTTTTACAAGAGAAATAGATAATTCACAAATTCCTTCAACACTAAATAATGTTGGACCAATAATATTCGGTAGAACAACAAAAGGTCCAGCAATGCGTCCTGTTATTGTTAGATCTGTAGAAGAATTTGTAAGAGTGTTTGGTGAGCCAGTTCCAGGTGGTGTGGGTGCTACTGTGGATGTTTGGACAAATAGTGCAGTACCAGCAACAACCTATGCTTCATATGCCGCTATAGGTTATTTAAGATCTGGTGTTGGACCAATAATTATGATGAGATTATTAGGTGAAGAATCAGACACAGCCACAACCGCTGGTAAAGCTGGTTGGACAACCTCTGGCTCCGCTACAACTTCTGTTTCTACAAATGGTGGTGCTTATGGTCTTTTCATAATGCCTTCAGCTTCTGCAACAACTCACGTAACTGGAACATTAGCAGCAGTTTGGTATATGGAAAAAGGCGCAATTGTGCTCAGCGGTACAGCACCAGATGGTAATGCTGCAACTGGTTCTGCAACTATATTTGCCTCTCAAGGTCCATACGCAGAGTTTAAAGCAATTGTTGTAAATGAAAGTAATTCAACAATAACTAATGGTGTAACCAGCTTTAACTTCAATCCAGATTCAGATCTTTACATTAGAAAAAAGTTTAATACAAATCCAATATTAACAAATAATGCTGTTACAACAACAACTAACTTGAAAAACTATTGGTTAGGTGAAACCTTTACTAGAAACGTTGACGACACTTTGGGCGATGTAACCTCTCTACTAACTGGCCAGCAATATGCTTTTATTGCAGCATTAGGTAGTTCTTCCGTTGGTAGAGAAGATATGAGAATGGGTTCTGAACCAGCAGAAACAGGATGGTTTATTTCACAAGATGTATCAACAAATTATGCATCTTATGACCCAACAACAATGACTAAGTTATTCAAACTTATTTGTCTTGATAATGGTGATTATGCACAAAATAATTACAAAATATCATTAACAAATATTAAGAGATCAGCATATCCAGATTTAGATCCATATGGTAAATTTACAATTCAAATCAGAAATGTTTCAGAAAAAGATAAAAATGTAGAGGCAGTAGAAACATTTAGTAACGTTGATTTGAACCCATCTTCTGATGATTATATCGTTAAGAGAATAGGTGACAAATACTACGAATGGGATGATACAGACCGTAGACTTAGAGAGTATGGAAATTACTCAAATGCTTCTAATATTGTAAGAGTAGAAGTAACAAGTGAAGTTGAAAATGGTCTTGTTGATCCTTCACTTCTACCATTTGGTTTCTTGGCTGCTCCTAAGTTCAAAGGATTTACTATACACTCTGGTAGTGCTTATGCTTCAAGCTTTGGCTCAGCTACTCCATCACAATTCAATCATGTATTTGCTAAAGGTGGAACAGCAATTACCAAACCATACAAATCAAATGTATTCGTAGATGCTCCAACAAACTTCACAGCTTCTTTCAATTTCCCATCATTCCCATTAAGAGCAACAGCTACAGAAGATGGAACTAGAGTAAGAAATGTTACAAAAGCTTACTTTGGTATAACAACTCGTAAGACCGATGATGGTGTTGATTTCTATCCAAATTATTCTGATTATGCAAGAGCTTTACCAGCTTCATTGTATGCAACTGAAGTTGAATCAACAGATTTGAGACTTGAGTACGGTGTCAAATTCTCACTTGACAATGTTAAAGTTACAAGAGATTCATCTAACGTTGTAATAGAGGGCGAGTACAGCAGTACCTATAGAACAACTGGCGTATCAGAAACAGCCGTAAGCGGTGGATACAGATACATACTAGATGCTGGATTTGACAAGTTTACAGCTCCTTTATATGGCGGATTTAATGGTTATGATATAACTGAATCAGAGCCAATAATCAATAACACATATATTGGAAATGGCACAGACTCAAACAACTATATGTTCAACACAATCTCAAGAGCAATTGATACAGTATCTGATCCAGATTTTGTTGATTGTAACTTAATGACAATACCAGGTTTAACTAATGAAAATCTTACCTTACAATTAATAAATACTTGTGAAGAAAGAGGTGATGCCTTAGCAATTATTGACATAGAAAATGATTATGTATCACAATATGAGAATACACTTGATGAAACTTCAAGAAGACCAGATGTTGATCAAGCTGTAGCAAGTATTAAAGACAGAGCTATTAATTCAAGCTATGGTTGCTGCTTCTTCCCAGCAGTACAAATTGTTGATGATATATCTGGTAGAAGAGTTGTAGTACCACCTTCAGTAGTTGCACTTGGAACATTTGCAAGCTCTGAAGCTAGATCAGAACTTTGGTTTGCACCAGCAGGTTTCAATCGTGGTGGTCTTTCACAAGGTTCAGCAGGTTGGGATGTAACATCTACTAAACTACATCTTAATTCAGCAGATAGAGATTCATTGTACGAAAACAATATTAACCCAATTGCTTCGTTCCCATCAAACAATATTGTAATCTTTGGACAAAAGACTTTGCAGATTACTCCATCTGCACTTGATAGAATCAACGTTCGTAGATTAATGATATACTTGAAGAAACAAATTTCAAGAATATCTCAAAATGTTTTGTTCCAACAAAATGTTAGAGCAACTTGGGATGATTTCAGCACAAGAGCAAATACTTTCTTGAGATCTGTAAGAGGTAGATTAGGTATTACAGAATACAGATTTGTACTAGATGAAACTACTACTACACCAGACTTAATTGATAGAAATATTCTATACGCTAAAGTATTAGTAAAACCAGCAAGATCAATTGAGTTTATTGCACTTGATTTCGTAATTACTAGAACTGGTGCATCATTTGCTGACTAAGCTACTATTTATAAGTAAAGATAAAGGGAGAAATTAAAAATGCCATTCTGGACTCAAGGCGCAACTACTGGTGAAGACCCAAAAAGAAAAAGTAAGTTTATCATATCAATGGGTGCATTTAATAATGATAATTTGGTTTGGTACGCAAAATCTTTTAAAAAACCATCATTTACAATAAAAGATGTATCACACAAATTTTTAAATCATACTTTTTACTATCCTGGTTCTCTTGAGTGGGATGCTGTAGATTTAACCGTTGTTGACCCTGTTGACCCAATAGATACTGTTGGAACTGTTGCTTTACTTTTGACAAGAATGGGGTATAATGTACCAGATAATCCTGCTGAAGTTGCTGTTGGTGGTGGTCACACTACAATTTCTAAAAGAAGAGGTGTTGGTGCATTAGGAGCGGTTAAAGTAACCCAGATTGGTGACTCATCAAGCGAAGCTCTAGAAACATGGACCTTGTATAATTGTTTTCTAACAAAAGCCGATCTTGGTCAACTTGATTATACATCAGATGATTTGCTAGAAGTAAAATTGACTTTTAGATATGATTATGCAACCCTTGAATTAGGAAATGCTACTGGTGAAGACATTGGACCAGAATCAGTTACAAGAAGTGCCGATGGTGCAGTAACCAATCCTTTGGGAGCAGCCGCTTTCTTTGGTGCT